CACTTTGGCTTGAAAATCATAACAAACTATATTTTAATTTTTTATGATACTTAGTTATCTACATAGGTCATTCTTATAGTACCTGATACTATGACTGGGTCATATCCACCAGCGGTGGTTTCTAGTACATCTGAGCGGAGAAGCAGATATGGTTTATATTGTTCAACATCATTTGAATTATTCTTAAAGCTAATGCGAGTGCTACACTTCGTGCTTGCACTCTTGTATTTGGCCACTATGTTTAATGGTTGATTTGCTATATCAGCAACATCAAAAAGAACTGAGCTTCCTTCTAGTCTTGTATTGCCGAACTCATTTGAGGGTGGATATCTATTATTGTAATCTGTATTCTTGACCATCATTCCTAAAGGTTTCACCCATTTGTATTTATTCCATTCTTGAGTATTAGCCATTGATAGAGGAGTATAATGTCCGTTAGGGTCTAACTCGTATAACTTTGTAATATCTGGGATATCGTCTGCTGACTTAGCAAATAGGATTTGTGCCTTAACTGTGGTTCTTGAGATAAGGTCTGTGTTATTTTGAAAGGTAAACTCTAGTTTACTAGTCATATGAACTACTCTGATTTGATTGCCGATGCGGTTATTATATCCCGTGCCTTTAACAGGAGTAGGGAGCGGTATAATAATTGGGGTATCCTTAGTTGGACGCTGTCCGCTGTTCGTTGCCGAACCAAAGCTATAGTCTAGGTGCTTATGCTCTACATTAAGTGAGCGTTGAATCTTAGCGACATCACGGACTACCTGCTGGAGTCTAACTCCGCCTGACTTAGTGCCGTATCGCTTAACTGCTCGTTTCTTAACATTGGTGTATGCCTTTTTAGCGTACTTTTTGTATCCAGCCATTATAAACTATGTAAACATTTTAATTTTATCTATTCTTCGAATTAGTTGGTCTATATTTTCATGCAATCTCTCTGAGAACATTTGTTGAGGATCATAGGGAGAGGTTATTATTATCTGCTTGGCTAGGTTTTGACGGCTTCCGCCTTTACATTCTAATCTGTTTGGATATCTGTCAAGTATCCTTAATAATTGGTTAAAGGGGAATGTATCGTGTCTGAGGTCGTCGATAACGATTGTTTCGTGGGCGTCATAGCCTTCCCACCATTTGTTGTCATTGTCCTTAATATAAGCATTTGGATAATCTTCTAAAGCTTGGCGAGTTTTTCCAGTACCTGTCTCGCCATAATACCAGTAAACCTGCGGTTTATCCGTGCGGGGTTTTTCACTATACTTTAACATTGTCTCTGCTAGACGAATGCTCTGTAAACTAGTTGCGTAATTAGCAATAACATCTGACATATTCGGATTTTCTGCTTGTTTAATATATTCTTTAATGATATCAAGGTCAGAACGGGTTGGCGGTTTGGGTCGGTCTCCGTCTTCATATTTAATTTTTTCTTTGCTACAGTATTCAAAGTTTTGGTAGCCTGATGAGTATGCGACTTCAATGTGTGCTCTCGGTATCGCTTTTTTAATTGTGTTAAAACTAACAGGGTTGCTAAAGTTAACATAACCTTGTAAGTGGGGTGTTCCATTCTCTCCAATTTCATCTCCTATAACTATATACTTAGACTTTAATTGCTTGATAAGCATGAACTCCTCTTCGGAGTAGTTGTTGAGGGTAAAAGCATAGCTACGGTGTTTTCCAGACATTGTTATAACATATGCCTATATTATATTTTGGAACATTGGAACGGAACAGGGGTCGGGGAAGTAATACTATATTCCCCGACTTTCCTGATTTTATTTACTAAATCGTGCTCAATCTTGCTCCTTTCAAAAAGCAGAAGAATCGCACCCCCACAATTTGCCTTAATTCCTAAAATGTCGACTTCGCTCCATTTTCGGAATCACCCAACTCATACCGAATTGTGAAACTCCAATTCTCGGGTAGCTGTTTTTGAAAGCAGAGTTGAGCACTTTGGCTTGAAAATCATAACAAACTATATTTTAATTTTTTATGATACTTAGTTATCTACATAGGTCATTCTTATAGTACCTGATACTATGACTGGGTCATATCCACCAGCGGTGGTTTCTAGTA